TACAGATCAATATTAATAATTCACTCCAATGCGGTGTCAGACTTCCGCGTAGATTTGGCTGCCAGGCACCTAGAGCGGGCCGGGTACGAGACAGAGACCGTCAGCGAAGTCCCGTACTATAAGGCTGGGCAGTTTGATGCTATTCTCTGCTGCCGCCCCGGGGGCGCGTTGGGTAAAGACAATCCAGGGATGATCAGCTTCCTCAGAGTGGCGCTTGACGCCGGCAAGCCGGTGATTGTTGACCTGGACGATGATTTCTATGCCATCCCCAGGAACAACCCGGCCTTTGGATACATGGGCGCCGGCAGTCCCACATTTTTGAATGAGCTGGATCACATTCTGAAACACGAGGGAGTCATTGTTACTTATGCCTCCAAGGAATTAGAGACTCGATACCGGACGCCGGGTATCGTTATTCCCAATTGCTGGGATGAAGAGAATCCAAACTGGCTGTCAAAGAAACCAAAGAGAAAGACAATCAACATCGGGTTTTCTGGCACCAGAACCCACCGTGACGATTTCAGGGTGGTTGAACCCACTCTTAAGAAGTTGCTGGCTGAAAACAATAAGTTGAAGATGGTTGTCAGTGTTGACGATACGATCTACAGGTGCTTTTCAGATGTGCCGGAGGGACAGAAGTTATTCATCCCGGGCATATCATACAAGGATTACCCGCTTGTGTTTCAGTACATCGACATTTTGGTGGTTCCGCTGAAGGATACCAGGTTCAACCGGGCCAAGAGCGACATTAAAAATTTAGAAGCAGGGGCCAGCCGCACCCCGTGGGTGGCGTCTAATATCCCTGTGTATGCAGAGTGGGGCGTCGGCGGGTTGATCGTCAAGGGAGACGATTGGGAAACCCCGCTGCGGTCGTTGATCGATGATGCGGAGCTGCGCAAGGAGTACGGGGACTCCGGGCACCTGAAAGCTATGACCCGCACCAGCGAGGTCATAGGCAGGATGTGGGTTGAGTTATTCGGGAGGGTGCTGAATGTTTGAGTGCATTCTTTGGTTGGTTGTTATTATCGTTCTGGCCATCTTTGGTGGTGGCATTGTCGGGCTGATCATCGGGATTATGAAACTATTCAAGAGGCATGAATGAAAATTTATTACGAGATGATTCTACCTGCTATGATTGGCATATTAATGGGTGTGGCGTTTCTTGCCATAGTAATTTTTATTGGCTTTCTTTTATCGGGAAGGCACGGGAAGAAATGAAGATTCTTTTTATCGAATCGGACAACCTCAAAGAGTACAACTGCTCAAACTGGCGCTGTGCAATACCGATGCGGGCTCTCAGACGTGCCGGCCACGATGCTCACATGATTCGCATAGAAGAATGGGACAAGCGCACCGAGACAGCCATTAAGCTTACCCAGGCGGCGGACATCATATTCGTGCAGCGTAACCTTTTCAACGAGACTTTGGGCGAGGTGTTCTACTGGCGGGCCAAAGGAAAAGTCGTGGTCGCTGACGTTGACGACTCGTACAAGGACATGACGGAAGAGACCGGCTCGCCCTCTTATGCCTACTGGATAAAGGGGAAGATAAAAGAGGGAGACAAAGAATACATATTATCTCCAACACCGCAGGAGATGCTCACCTTTGGGGCAAAGCTGTGCGGGTCCCTGTCCAGTCCGTCCGAGCTTATCTGTGAGGATTGGAAGAAGATTGTTAGAACTTACTGGTTTCCGAACTACCTGGATTTGTCGCTCTACAAACGAAACACAAATTTCCGCCACGACCCCGGTGCGATTCATATCGGCTGGGGAGGCTCCATGACCCATCTGGTTTCATGGATTGCCAGCGGAGCAGCGGAGGCTGTTTCACAGCTGATCAACGAGAATCCGAGGATAAAGTTTGTACACGTGGGCGATCCTCGCTGCGAGCGTCTGTTTAAGATTCCAGCGAAGAACCGGCTATGCGGAGTGTGGATCCCACAGCCGTCATTCGGGGCGAAGCTGTCATCGTTTGACATTGGCCTGATACCTCTCTCTGGAGAGTATGACCGGCGCAGGTCCTGGATAAAGACCGCAGAGTATTCCGTCATGGGAATTCCCTGGATCGGCACTGACATGGAGCCGACCAGGTCAGTCGACACCGGCCTCCGGGTCAAGAACACCGCGGAGGATTGGTACAAGGCTCTCAAACTTTATACCGAGAACATTGAGGCTTTTCAGGATGCCGCCGCTGCCAACATCGAGGCCAGCAAGGAGCGGTTCGACATTGACCTGCACACCGACGAGCTGGTGACGCTGTTTGAGAAGATCATCAAGGAGGCCAAGTGAACTACGAAGATATTATGGGCGATAAATGGCGTGCCGTCATCAGTAAGGCTTTTCAGGACGCTGCGAATGAAGAAGCCGAGAAGATTCGCACGTGGGGTGTACCGACATCGGCAACTGGGAATTGGGCCGGCGTTGACATGGGCGGCCTAGACTCCAGTGGTTATATTTATATCCACGTAGCACGTCAGGGCGGGAAAACCGCCGAGACCATAGCTCAGATGGAAGCCGATTCAAAGAGGATGAATTTCATTTCACTGGCCAGTCGGTTGGGACAGATCGAGCACGAGAATCCTGGCATTATGAAACGGTTGCTCTCCTCAAAAGAGAGTGCCAACCTTTTAACACTATTGAAGGCAAAATGATAACAAAATTCATGTTCCGAACGTGGCTTCACATTGATAGAGCAATGATGAATTTTTTTCTGCGGATAGTAAAAGCAGAAGGCAAATTTGAATTAAAACGCTTGGAGGTGAGGAAATTCCGGGCCACACACACGATTGATTTTCTTCTAGACAGGCTGCCAATACAGACAAAAATAAAGATTTGTAACTTGATTTTCTCCCCACTGGGCCGCGTGTTGAAAAAGAACATGCTCCCGTTTTACGGTGGCGTTTGCAATAGATGTGGCACTCCGATAAAGCGGACGATCCTATGGGTAGAACCAATCGCGGGCGGTGATTTGGTAAGCGACGATTATTATCTTTGTAAGGGCGCCGGGGGGAGTTCTTGCTGGGTGTGTAAAACACCATTCTCAGTTATTCAAGTTTGGAAGAACGGGGTTTGTCAGCAAGAACACGAAAGCAAGATCAGGGTTCGGGAAATGAACCACCAATGAAAAACTACATTACAAATCTCATGTTCCGCCTGCCACAGAAGACAAAGGTGTGGCTGTCTGATAATGTGTTGTGGCGTTTCTTCAAGCCGCCAGCGTTGTTTTTCTACGCTGGCCAATGTCATATATGTGGTGGACCGCTTCGATTCGTTGGAGTTTATATTGTTCCAGGGAATGTACAGGAAAGTAAAGAAATTGTCAGTTTCAAACTACAGAATCCGGCCAGATGCCCTTACTGCAACACCCGTATCGGAAGAGTTGCTGTGTATAAGAGCGCCGCTGCAATGGTGGCCGGCAATCAGATTCTTCACGATCACGTTACGGCAAAGATGAATTAGGAGATGATTCTACAATGATTGAGGGAAATGATAGAACGCCAACGTGGGTTTTGAAAACACTTTTATTTATTGGTGGAATTATTATTCGGTTCAACTTGTTTCGGATGAAGTATCTTGGTTGGAGATATGGAGATGACGATGACTAAACATTTGCTTTTGACCGGGGGTGTCGGATTTATTGGCTCACACACCGTGGAGCACGTGCTCAAGAACACTGACTGGAATATAACCGTGCTTGATCGGCTCACCTACGCCGGAGACCTGAACCGGTTGACCGCGATGGACTGCTGGGAGCAGGAGCACGAGCGCGTGCACTTCGTGTACCACGATTTCCGGGCTCCTATCAGTCTGGGCGTCTGGCACCACATCAAGTCTGGCTTCGGAGACGTTGATTATTTGATTCACATGGGCGCTGAGTCGCACGTCGACAGGTCGATCGCAGACCCAATGCCGTTTGCCGAATCCAATGTGATCGGAACGGTCAACATGCTGCAGTTTGCTAAAGACGCCAAGGTGCCTAGGATGATTTACGTTTCTACCGATGAGGTTGTAGGTCCAGTCAAAGACGGACAATTACACAAAGAAACAGACCCGCACATACCAGGGAATCCTTACAGCGCATCCAAGGCAGCCGCGGAAGATTTCTGCCAGGCATATTGGAATACTTATGGCTTGCCGATTATCACATCCCGGACCATGAACAACTTTGGTGAGCGGCAGGACGTGGAGAAGTTTGTGCCAAGGACGCTTCGTGCGCTACTGCTTGGCCAGCCGGTCACAATCCACGTGAAGAAGAATGAAACTGGAGAGGTGGTTGACGTTTCATCACGGTGCTGGCTGCATGCACGGAACCACGCGGACGCGCTCCTATTCCTGCTTGAGCATGGGGAACCCGGCGAGCGGTACAACGTTACGGGCGATCTTCTGGACGTCGAGAAAATGGCGCACCTTATTCAAGAATACTCTGGTATCTCAGAGTACAAATTCGAACTTGAGGACTTCCATTCATTCAGACCAGGGCATGATCTCAAATATGGACTTGATGGTACAAAGATGATCAATATGGGTTGGAAGCCCCCTATGGATTTCAAGAACAGCTTATACAAAACAATCCAATGGTATCTTAATCACCCAGATTGGCTGGAAATGTGACGATGAATATTGACGAGAGATTTTGGTCAAAGGTAGATAATAGCGGCGGCAAAGATGCTTGCTGGAATTGGAAATCGAGCATGGTAGTAAGGGGATACGGAAAATATGTACCAGCTCACAGATTTGCTTTCTCTTTATACAATAGCAGACCACTAGAATCTTTTGATGTCATACGCCATAAATGTGATAACAAAAAATGCTGTAATCCAAAACACCTTGAAGAAGGTAGTCAAACAGATAACATGCGAGATTTCTATGAAAGGCAATTCAAGAATTGGGGCGAGACGAGCACTGGCGCAAAGTTGACAGAGAAAGATGTTATTGAAATAAGAAGGCGGGCCGATACCGAATCGCATACAAAAATTGCAAAAGATTATGGTGTCAACAGAAGGCAAATAGACAGGATAGCTAATCACCAAAGCTGGAGGAGACTTATATGAAATACACGACAAGATTCTCACCAACTGTGAATGGCAATCTTCATATCGGTCACATTTTTATGGCCCTTGTCAACGAATACGAGGCGCACCACTCCGGCGGCAAGTTCACCGTGCGCTTTGACGACGACCAAAAATATTGGAATGAAATAAAGCAAGTTGATACTAAAGAAATAGAAACAGGTATAAAGAATGACTTTATGTGGCTGGGTATAAAGGTGGATGAGTGGGAATCAGAGAAACTAATGAAACACAACAGGGCCTTAATCTCTGGTTCTAAAATACCACCAGAAATGGCAGAATACCCAGACATCCCAGAGGTAGTCGGATGGACCGCCACAACTTATCCGTATGCTCCGAATCTGACCGCCCTCAAGGTTTTACTGGATTACGTCGATGGCGTGAATCTACTTATTCGTGGAATTGATTTGATTACTGAATTCAGTCTGTATGAACATTATGTCGAGGAATTTGAATTACCATTCCCACGTCATGTTTATCTACCGCGGTTGACATTGGGGGGCAATGGGGAGATAAGCGACATCTCGAAAACAGCTGGCAATAATTCTATCAAGCAGCTACGGGAGTATGGGATAACCCCCAAGTGGATTATAGACGACCTGAAGCGCTCCTGCCTGAAAGACCCGGAAGGCGATTGGTCAATTGATAATGTGAAAGCGAATCCGGTGTGGTTTCGATAAAGCGACTCTTCGCGGTTCCTGAACTTCTCATCCTGGCGGTGCTCGCGCTGCTGGCTGGGTTCTTTGAGTTGCAGAACCCGCTGTTTCTGTCCTGGGGGAATATAGCCGTGCTCTTGCGCTCCTCCGCGTTCACCGGGATCTGTGCTATCGGGATGGCGGTGCTGCTAATCTCTGGGCAGATCGATATTTCAATCGGAAGCATCGCTGGGCTGGCTTCTGTGGCCTTTGCCACACTGGTAACGTATAAGTTACCCTTTATTGCCGCAGCGGGGCTAGGAATCGTTCTGGGGGGATTCTGTGGCTTTATCAACAGTCAATTGGTGCTCAGACTGCGAATATCGGCGTTTCTGTCGACAATCGCCACAATGTACGTGTTTCGGGGCCTTGCGATGACCCTAACCAATGGTTATACCGTGTACCCGCTGCCCGCTGCAGTTAATTCTTTTGGGGATGCACAACCTTTTGGTGTCAGCTGGTCGTTCTGGATATTCGCAGCACTATTGGTGATCATCGAATTAGTTTTATATTTTACGGTCTGGGGGCTGGAAGTAAAAGCGACAGGCTCAGACAAGGAGATTGCCTCATGGACGGAAGTCAACGTAAAGAAAGTCAACATGGAGACGTTCATCCTCTGCGGCGCTCTGGCAGCACTGGCGGCGATTCTATTGACAGCCCGGGTACAAGCGGGCCAGCCTACGATGGGACAGGGATGGGAGCTGAACGCAATAGCGGCAGCAGCTATCGGTGGAGTGTCCCTATCTGGATATACTGGTTCAATGGTCGGTGTATTTCTGGGAGTGTTGCTAATTCAGGTGCTAGCGAATGGGTTAGTGGCGATGGGTGCCTCGGCTTATCTCCAACCTATTGAGGTGGGAGTGATCCTGGCCTGCACCGCTGCCATTGATGTGCGGAGAAGGGAGAGGCTAAAGATATGAAATTATTACCCAAGTGCCCTCAAACAATGACTAAGGCACTTAATCAAGCGCACCCAGAACTTGACCCAAGCAAGCCTATTTCTGATGCCGATTTCTGGCAGGGGATTGAAGAACTCGATGATTTGATGCGCACTGTGGCTGACAGAAACCAACGGTTGACTATCAAAATGCGCTACGGTAAAAAGGAGAAGCCATGAACCTACTTGGTGCACTCGTTGTCTTTATAGTGATATTCGCAATTGGAATCGGAATTGTCAACAGTTATATCTCAAGAAAGGACAAGTAGAGATGGCATCAAATGACTTGAAGATTACGGTTGAACTGAGTCCGTTGTTTATTGTGGCCCCGAAGGAATGGGACAGTGAAACCATCGATAATTTTGAAGAACACTTGCACGGAGATTTGGCGATGGAGCGCATTATTATTCTCCCTTACGGCACTAAAATATTTGGTTTCCTTAAGATTCATCAGAAGCCAAGCTTCTGGCTTGGTATCATAAAATCAATTTTACTCAAGAGAAAGGTGGTAACAAAATGAATAAGGTACAGAAAGTGATCTTTGTTGTGTTATTGCTTATCATCGTGGGGTTGTTCGCCTATCAACTTACACAGGCTCCCGCACTGAAGCCGGTTGCAAAAGGAACCGACTTTTCGCAGTACCAGGACGGCAAGCCGTTCCGCATGGTGGTGACTAATCAGGAAGTCCCGGTCGTAAAGATTATGATCGCCGGTTTCCTGCAGGCGTGTTCTGACTATAACCTCAAGTGTCAGGTCATGGGCGTCACCGGGAACGATATCGCCGGATCTGTGCAAATGGCTGAGCAATCGATCAGTCTGGGCAGCTCTGGCATCCTGGCCACTGTTTATGATAAGGCTTGGTATGGTCCGGTCGGGGATGCGATCAAAGCGGGGATCCCTGTGGTCAATGCGCACTTCCCAATGGCCTCTGATGTCATTCCAGGCCTTTCAGCATGGGTCGCTCCTGACAATACGGGGTACGCGGTTACCGCAGCTGATGCGATGGCCAGTAAGTTGAACTGCGCTGGAAAAGTAGCGATTACGCAGTCAGGGGCCAGCGACGCTGAGAGCGCCGTTAATGCATCCTTCAAAGCAGAGATGGTCAAGGATTGCCCGAATATCGCTGTGCTTGACACACAGATGGAAACCACCGACCCGGCTCAGGCGATTCTTGTAACGAGCGCGATCATCAAAGCCAATCCCGATTTATCCGGGGCGTTCTCCAGCACGGGCGGTGGGGCGACAGCCTGGGCGACATCGGCCAAAGAGAGCGGACTGGCCGCGGGTAAGATTGCGATAATCGGGATGGACTTCACCCAGCAGAATCTTGACCTCTTGAAGAGTGGCGATGTGTACGCACTTGTGGCACAGCCAACTTTTACAGAGATGGAGGATGGTGTGGTTTTGCTTTTGGAGATCAGAATGGGCTATCAGATCCCGTACGCTAATGTTCTGGCAGCACCGTTGATCTTCAAGAATGGCACAGCACCCTACTATGATATTCTTAAGAAAGCGGAGGCAGTGAAATGATGAGCATAACTATGACTAATGCAGAACCAATAGCGGAGCAAGAATTATCCCCGCTGATGAAAAGCATAAATGAATTGTATAAGGCAGTAAGTGGTGTTGAGACAAGAATTAGTGGGCATCTTGAACCAAAATTAAAACATTTAATGATGGTTCCAGACGCAGTAAAAAAAGATGAGGCCAACAAGTCCGTATCAGTTCAGATAGACTCTGCAGCCAAGCTCGAAATCGATCGATTGACTTCAAGGGTAAAAGTTATTGAAAGTATCCTTGAAAATTTTGCAAACAGACTGCAGTAAAAAGGAGCATTCAAAATGAGTCCATTACCAGACACCAAGAAAGCAGTAATATCCGACGCCACGATCGTCGAGCAACTTCGCAGCGAGATATCCGTCCTAAATTCAGTGTTGGATGAAGCTCGCGCCCGCGACATGCTGGTGCAGGTCACCATGACCGACAAGGCCGGCACGCCGTCATTTCATCTTGACGCAGCGTACAAACAGCTCGCCAAGCCGCTCATCATCACGCACCTATGATTCGCCTTGATATTGGCAGTGGCCCTTTGCCGCGAGCTGGCTTCACCGGGGTGGACTTCTATGTCGACGCCCCGGGCATCATCAAGGCGCCAATGAATAAACTGCCCTACGAGGATGAGACCGTTGACGAGATTTACAGCTCCCATGCTCTTGAGCACATCGGAAAATATGAGGTCATCCCCACGCTTACCGAGTGGTGGCGGGTGCTCAAGTTTGAGGGACTGCTTACTATAGAAGTCCCGGACTTCGAATGGGTGTGCAGGAACTGGCTAAAATATAAGGACAACGGGTGGAACCTTGACGCAGTGTTTGGAGACCAGGTTGACATGGGCCAGTACCACAAAACTGGCTACACAAAACAGTTGATGTACGGGTACCTCATGGAGTCTGGTTTCACAGGCCGGACAGTTGAATCGGCTATTGTGTTTTCTCACAATCAAGACTGTTTGGTATTTTCGGTTCAGAAATAGGAGAATAATCAATGCCATTCCTCAATAACTCGGAGCACTTTCTTTTGATGGACATTGCCGCCCTTAGTGGCACGGATCCGTCAAATTACCCACTGGTGCCGCTGGAGCAGTATGAGCACCGAACTCTGGATGAGCTAAAGCAGCTCAGGGATGTCGGCATACAAACCACGATGAACTTCCAGACCGTACGCAAGTTTATAGAGACTGCGCCCGGGGTGTACGATTGGTCGTACCTGGACGGGTATGTTAACCGTGCTACGATCGCCGGAATGAAGTGTCTCTTGTTTACGACCACACATGGATATCCGGACTGGTACCCGGATGATTACTTTGCCAAGTGTGCGGACGGCGTCCACCGCGAGGCACTCAGTCCCTGGAATGAGGAGGCGATGGCCGATAACAACGCATTCACCCATAAATTGATCGAGCGTTATTACAGCGAAAATCACTGCATGGTGATCAGCAGCCAGCAGTCCGTTGGAGAGACCGCGTACCTGAATATGCCGGCCTTTTATGATCCTGCGGCTATAAAGTCGTACCAGGATTACTCAGAGACAGATGGCACGCCTTCCCCAAATGACCCGGTCACGAACCTGTGGATGTTGTACAGCCTCAGCAAGATGCTGGTCGAACAGCAGAGTATTATGGCCAAGCAGAACAATGAAATCTGGCTGATGCTTCATCCGGCGATTGCCGACATGGGCTACTACGGAAATGGCTGCAACTGGATCGACGAGCTGGAGTATGACCTGACCCAGCGCATCCCTGGCGTTAAGATAAATCATCTCTACTATACGTGGATTCAATGGGCCGCGTACTGGTCAAAGATGAATTCCCTGCGCGACAAATATCACGAGGACGTTTTCGGTGGAGCGGAGTACGCAGAAGGATTGCCGGTGACAACACCACAGGCAATTGCACAGGGGCTGCGTGGTCAGATCATCGCCCCGTGTTACCCAGGAATACACGAGCACCTTGAACCGTGGATGCTTGAGAACATCAAAGCAGCGCAGAAGTTGTGGGAAACCAAGTGACACGCCCCTGCACAAAAAAGCATAAAAACAGTAAATCTGTGAAATAGTTTGCTATAATAGAAACAGATTCTGCAATTTCGTGAAACGTAGACACACGGAATGGATATCAGTCCATTCCGTGTTTTTATTTTTAAGGATATTGATGGCGATCTCAATTGCAACCCCACTGGCTTTACGTGCAACAGCCGAGCTGGAATTACGCAGCCGGATCGGTAAAGAGACTGCCAATCCAGAAGGATCACAAAACCCCTTTCAAAAACAATATATGAATGATCCAGTGGCGTTTGTGCATGATTGTATTCGCTGGAAAGAAGGGGAGGGACCTGCAAACTATCAAGACGCGGCTCTTTCAGAATTGATCATCTATCATCGCGAAAGTCTGCGCAGCCCTCACGGTGCCGGAAAAACAGGTTTAGTTGGATGGGCAGTCCTTTGGTTTTCATTGGTCAACGATGGATGGACAGATTGGAAGATCCCAATCACAGCCAGTGCCTGGCGACAATTGACGAAATTTGCCTTACCTGAAGTGCACAAGTGGGCGCGGCGATTGAAATGGGATAAGATCGGGCGCGAACCTTTCAACGAACGAACAGAACTCACACAACTTTCTTTGAAGCTAAAAACTGGGGAGGCATTTGCTTTGGCCAGTGACAATAGCGCGTTGATAGAAGGCGCACACGCTTCAAAAATGATGTACGTTTTTGATGAATCCAAAGAGATACCTGTGGCTACATGGGATTCTGCCGAAGGCGCATTCAGTGCTGGCGAGTGTTTTTGGTTGGCAGTAAGTACCCCGGGAGAACCAGTTGGTCGTTTCTATGATATTCAATCACATAAGCCCGGCTATGATGATTGGCATACAAAACACATTGCTCTTGAGGATGTAATCAGCGCGGGGCGTGTATCAAAATCGTGGGCAGAATCCAGACGGCTACAATGGGGAGAGCAATCTGCAGTTTACCAGAACCGCGTCAAAGGTGAGTTTGCCAGCTCCGAGGCTGACGGTGTTATTCCGTTGTCATGGATAGAGGCCGCCAACGATCGCTGGGATGATTGGTTTGAAACCAAGCCTGAACTGACATTCGTGGCCGTGGGTGCAGATATCGCCAGATCAGGCGAGGATAAGACTGTTCTTGGCCTGCGCTGGGGCATGGTGCTCACGGAACTGCGGGTGACCTCGAAGGAGGACACTATGCAAACCACCGGTCGCGTCAAGGGAATTTTGGATGCTCACGGTGGCAAGGCGATGGTCGATGTTATTGGCATTGGGGCCGGTGTGGTTGACCGCCTCCGTGAAATGAAAGACAAGAACGACCGGAAGTACAACATTGTTGCATTCAACGCATCCGAGCACACTGACTACACTGATAAATCGGGGGAGATGGGTTTTATAAATTGTAGAAGCGCTTCCTGGTGGCACCTGCGAGAACTTCTGGACCCGGCCGCAGAGAGTGGTATTGCGCTTCCAAAAGACGATATGTTGACCGGAGACCTGGTAGCCCCTCACTGGAAAGTTACCTCTGGGGGAAAGATTCAAGTGGAAGCGAAGGAAGATATCAAAGAACGCATTGGAAGGTCTACTGATTACGGAGATGCTGTGGTCATGGCCTTTTTTGACAATAACGTGCTGTCTCTGCAGAACTGGACAGACGCCCTGAAGAAGCATACGAAGTGAGGTAGATATGGGTTTACGTGAAGCACTCAGCGGTTTTATTTCTGGACTTGGTCAAAGCGGTCAAACCGCCCGTCCGCCGGTAAATGTGCAACCTGGATTGGGAACGCTTGAGGTTGTTGATACATCGAAGTCACCGACCCGGAGCAATATTCCAGGCTCGTGGAGCCGGACGTTCCTTGGCCCAGGCCAGCCATTTGCCAGCATGGATATGTCGCAGGTGTCAGCCAGAGACAAAGACCGAGAGTCGGAGCCCAGGGCGTTTCAGTACGTGACAAGCGTCAACAGCACGATCAGCCCCAGGCTCGCTTATGGGCTCATGGCGTTCTCTGATCTGAGATTCTATGCAGAGTCTGTGCCGGAGGTTAGCATGTGCATCCGGTTGCTGACCGAGGAATTAAAAGCCTTTGTTCCGACCATCATCGATACGCAAGGCAATGCAATCTCCGATTCTGAATATCAATGGATGACTGACAGGCCGGACCAATTCAACCCGTTCCCGGTGTGGCTGTCCAGGTTCATGTACAACACACTTGTTTATGACGCTTGCACCGCTTACTTGGTGCGCAACAGCCGGAAGAAGATCATCGCATCACGTATCATTGATGGCTCCACCATCTTTGTGCTGATCGATGAACGCGGTGAGCAGCCACGACCACCGGCTCCAGCCTTCCAGCAGATCATCTGGGGTGTTCCCCACGGAATGTACAATACCCGGCAAATATGGTATCACCCGCGCCATCTGCGGGCCGATGCTCCTTATGGGCGCAGCCCGGTCGAGGATTCGTTACCTGCAGTCAAGTTGCTGCAGAACCTCTGGGATTATGAAGGAGACAAATATATCGTCGGCAACATCCCCGAAATGGGTCTGACCACTCCTCCAGAATGGAAAGACGATGCTGATGCCATCCTGGAGTACGAGGACGCTTTCAACGCGAGAATGTCCGGGTCTAACAAGGAGCGTGTCAGGGTGAGATTCTTCCCGTCTGGGACAGAAACACTGGCCACGAAGGAATTGACGTTCAACAAGGATAGCTACGACGCCGCCACTAACGCGGTGCGCATGAGCTTTGGCATTTTGCAGTCAGAGGTTGGCGAAGGCCCCAGCGGCGGTCTGGGCGGGAAGGGTTATGCAGAAGCTATGCAGTCGGCCTTTTACCGCATGGGACTGGCCCCGCTGATATCATATATCGAGAGTCACTTCAACGATATCCTCAAGATGAACGGCGAGAATAAACAGAAGTTCAAACTTGAGTTTCCACCTGAATCTCTGGATCCATCGAAAGAAGAAGAAAAATATGCTACAAGATTCGAGAATGGTGGTATCAACCGCGATGAATACAGGCAGGGAATTAGCATGAACCCGATCGGCGGCGAGGTTGGCAATTTCTTCATCACCGACGCTGTTGGCCCGGACGAGGGCGATGATAGTCAAATGCCCGATTTCGGCGGCGGCGGCAGTGGCAACCACAGACCCATTAAGGTGATCAACACTAGACGTGTACAGGTACGCAGGCCGATCAAGGTTCTAAAGAACCCCGTGGACGTGGCCAAGAATCCTGTACCTGTCAAAAAGGTAGACGCCAGCGAGATAAAAGAGCTCGGTAATAAACTTGGCGTAGATTGGGACAACATCAATCCAGATGAATTTGTAGCCGGCGTGAATGAAGAAATGGAGCACATTGACACGGTTGGCAGTGTAGAGACCGTGGCACAGATCGCTCTTGACCACCTCAAGGAAGATCCCGCTTATTACACCAAGTTGAAAGGAATATTCGCAAAGTTCGACCTTCCAACGTTACAAAAGTATTGTGGTGTTGACCCGAATGACGACCTGTTATTTGGCAGCCCGGCGTCGCTTTACGCAGAGGCGGACATGCCCCACCAGGGAGCAAACGAGAGCATGATCGTGAGCATCGGGGGCACCAATGACCTGGATGCGAGGCCGGCAGTCTGGAAGCCCTTAGTTGGGGAGACACCTGATTTACAGGGATGGGTAAAGGGTACGCTGTTCCGCAGGGCCGAGGCAGCTTATTTGCTTGACAGAGAACTTGCCCCGGACGAGAAACACTATCTGGTGCCGGTCGCATATATCACAGAGATCGACGGTGAAATCGGCAGCGTGCAGCATTATGTCATAGGCCGGCAAGACCGCGAGGACGTCAGTGCTTACGGCCAGGAATGGATCGAGCAGGCTGCCGTCCTGGATTACATCATGGGACAGGTTGACCGAAATGGCAAGAACTGGTTGACGCACCCGCACGATACTAAACGGCCCGTGTTGATCGACAATGACCTCTCATTCTCGCCTGACAAAGACGAGACTCTTCACAGCACATTCGTGGACGCCATGACCGGGCGGCCGCTGACACAAAAGACACTTGATGCAATTTACCTGGCAATTGGCAGCCACGACCTCTGGGAAGATTTGCAGGACTGCCTTGAGGACGAGGCGGCTGTAGCCAATGCGAAGGCACGTGCCGCAGAGCTGTACCAGAATGGCATGATTGGTGGCAGAGACCCGGATCGGGTGTTTGTGAAAAACAATTCAGACGAACCGCTTGACAAAGGCGACTTCGAAGAGGATAAACACCCACGCGCTAAAGATGGAGAATTCACAGGCAAGGGCAGAATGCTTAGATACGATCCAGAGAAACACAAGGGATTACCCCTGTATCAAATAGTGTCAGTAAAAGTTGGAGAGCATTCGATTGGCACTGGGCACGAACTTGTAACAGATGAAAAGGAAATAGAGAACGCCGACAAAGTCCCCTACTTTTTCAAAGTGAAATATTCTGATGTTGTGGCAAGAGATAGCGTTTCTTCTTACTTGCACCCTTTTACCGACGAAGAGGCAAAAAGTATCTCGGAGAAGTTACCTGTTGATGTTCCATTTTCAAAAGAGGGGTTGATAGCCACTGTTACTGATTGTCTCCCTAAATTATCCCCAGATGATTTGAATATGGTCTTCAAGTACTATAAAGAGTCTGGTGGTCAAATGGAGTTGTCTCATAAACCTGGCATTGTTTCTTCCGAAAACCCAACGGAAGAAACAATTGTAAAGAAGTCCGATTCCCGAAAACGGCACAAGGCAAAGAATGAGACGAACTGATTACCGCCGCCGGATGATGCGTGTCAATAATCAGCTTGAAGAGCAGATACAGAAAGCTGCTCAATCTGAGCTCAATTGGCTATTCAGGCAGTACCAGTACAAGGTGCGCCGCATCAATCAATTCCGGCCCAAAATAAACACCGCCAGGCCAAAGTTGACTAAGTCTTATGTGGCCAACGCTGATCTGTGGGATGAATTCCGCAAGCGGATGAGAACCTCGATCATGCGAACTATAAAAGACATGCTGCCGATCCTTCTGGCTTTGCCAACCGATCAATTTAAGGAGTACGCGGTTAATTTTAATTCTGATGACCTGGCCGCCCAAATTCTGCCTGAGATCGGAATGCGCATCACCCAGGTAGAAACATCCATAAAACGTTCGGTAGGCCGCAAGGTTTTAGCCTGGTACAACAGTCCCGGCGTCACCATGCAGAGCCTGATCAACCAAATCAAAGAGGACAACTTCACCCCGGCCCGGGCTCAGTTGATCGCCAGAACCGAAGTGACCTATCTCAACAGCCGGGTCAGTGATTTGATTGCCGAACAGATAGGGTCAACTGAATGGGTGTTTGATAGCCGCAATGATTCAAAGGTTTGTATCAAGCCAATCGTGGGGCCAGATGGGAAGATGTATAACGGCTGCCGGGCGCTGCACGGGAAAACATTCAAACAGGGAATGAAGAAACCACCCGATGGAAGTCACATCGGATGCCGCTGCTCGGCTATTGACCTGCCTCCGAAACCAAAGACAGCGCTAGAACCGAATCCCATCATGGAATTTGGTAAGTTCGATCCGTCAGAGAAGTTTGACAAAGACCATCCCACTAAATATAATGTATTAAAGAAACCCATAAAGGTGGTAAGGGTAAAACATGCCTAGATCAGATTACATTCCAATGGATTTATCCTCCCCGGAAATAAAGCTTATCCTGAGACTGAGGCAACTGCGAAAGTCGAATGAGACCAGCATGTTCATGGTGACAACCACACCACTCACGCTTGCGATTATGGGTCACCTTGAATTATTGGAAACAACGTATTCCAGCGGCAGTGGTGGTTTTGGCTAAAAATCGTGCTACAATAGCAATGTAATAGACGACGTGAAACAATAGACACACGGCGACCTTTCCATAGGCCGCCGTTTTTTTGTTAACAATTTTGGAGACACCAATGTCTGATGAAGAAATCCAATCCGAAAAAACGATGTTCATCCCCATCCGCAAGGTGAATGAGGAACGCCATGAAGTCTACGGCTGGGCTGCAGTTGAAGAACCAGACAATTCCGATGAGATTATGGACTATGCCACTTCCAAACCTCTCTTCCAGGATTGGTCCAGCAAAGCGCAGAAACGTTCCGGTGGCAAGAGCCTCGGAAACGTCCGGGCCATGCACGGCAACATTGCTGCAGGTAAATTGGTAGAACTTCGTCTGGACGATAAGGTTAAAGGTTTCTATGTTGGGGCCAAGATCGTCGATGATGCTGAATGGAAAAAGGTAGACCAGGGCGTCTACACCGGCTTCTCGATTGGCGGTTCCTATTTGAAGCGCTGGTCTGACTATAACAACCCCGGCAAGATTCGCTACACAGCCAAGCCCAATGAAATCTCGATCGTCGATTCCCCGTGCATTACCAGCGCCACCTTCGAAGTGGTCAAAGTGGACGGGTTGACCGTGAAAAAGGAATTCCAACCCGGAAAGGGAGTAAATATGTTGAAACTTGACAGGGTAACAGAAATGACAGCCGATGAGCAGCGGGCTTTCCTGCAATCAAAACTTGCAGATGCCTTCCCGTATTTACAGAGAACCGATGGAATTATCGACAATGTTCCGCCCAATTCTGGCTCCCGTTATTGGCTGCAAGATTTTAGCAAAGACTGTGTGTACGTTGGTTTGGGGGAGAAACATTATTCCATTCCCTACACAGTTGATGAAGCCAATAATGTCACATTTGGAGTGGTCACGGAAGTGATCATGCACGTGACCTATGAACCGATGCCCGCGTCAACAGAATCCGTTGGAAAGATGACCAAAGCCGACATTCCCGGTTCCCCGGAACCGATTGCTGACATTCCGCTTCCGAGTATGGTGGGTCCCGATTATGTGGTCGAGCACACGCCACCCCCGAATGCACTCCTGGAAATCAAACCTAACGCAGAACCCTCTCAGGAAATCCTGGCAGCTCATGCAGTCGCCACTAAAAACCTGGATGCTGCAATGGCAGCCTGGTTACCCAAGATCGGTCATATGGTGAAATCCGCAGTAGCAGAAGAATTCAAGGCTGCCGCTGATTTGAATAAAAGCACCCCGACAGCGCCCGCGCTCATCCCGGTGTATCGCAGAAAATTAATCAATGTACGAAAGGAGAAATAACATGTCCGAAAAAAAGTTAGCAAAAGACGGTGCGGGCAATATCGGCGCAGCCCGCGACATGGTGACTCAGTTGCAGGAGCAGGCCAAGAACGGTCAGATCGATGGCGCTCTGATAGATCAACTTGAGGCCATTCTGAATGTCTCAGTGGATACCGCTGATGACAAACAATCGGAAATGCAATCTGACGCTTCCAAGGTAACAGATGTGTCGACGGCACCAACAATGACCTCTGTACCTTCCTCGAGCGCCAGCACTGGTTCTGATCTTGGCAAGGATGAAGCGGCCACCACGGCGCCTACCGATGCATCGTCAGATCCAACCAAGCCGGCATTCACAACCAAACCCACTGAATCCAGCAAGCCGTCTGATGACGATTCAGATTCAAAAAAGGAGTCCACTGTGGACGAGAGCACAACCGTAACGAAAGCGGACGAACCGTTGAGTGCTCGCCCGGGCACCCCAAATCTGATGTTCGATCATGCAGAAGACGTGCTATCGAAATTGCCCGATTTTATCAAGGCAATGACCAATGGCAAAATGGGCGAAGCCCAGAAGATTGCCGGCGGGAAATCCAATGAGTTCGACACCATGTTTAATGTGGCCCAGACCGCAATCCTGAACGAGGGCGGATGGACTTCCAATAACATGGCCAAGCTCAATGGAATGGCTGCAAGCGATGTCTTGCAGAAGTCCATAACCGCGGCCAGCGTTCCAGGTGTAAACCTGATTCGCCTTGCCAAACTGATGTTACCTGTGTACGCTGGTTTGACTCAGAGACTTCCTGCCGATTCTCCAAAAGGTATGGGAAGTACTCAGGCGACTTGGCGTGCCCAGCTCGGCTTTGGGGCACTCGGTGAGCAGAACTTCTTCCGCATCGCAGAGGGAAATATTGGTGTCAATCCTCCAACCAGTTTCCTGACCTTCAACTCTCCATACGATGATATTTCAACCAATGACTCCGTAACCCTTAAAGCCCTCCGGGCCTCAATGGGTTATGCAGATCCATTGCAGATCGGTGTCATCAAGGCCATGAGCGCACTGCTCCGTGGTCAGGAACGGGTCATCCTCGGAAGTAACAACGCAGCGATCGCCGCTCCTGCGGCCCCCACTGTAGCGCAAGGACTTCCCTCGCAGGCTGTGGTCGCCACCGGTTCTTATATGGTTGGTGTCACTGCCCTAACCTACGAAGGTTGGTTGGCAACCAGCAAAGGTGGATCACCTGCAGTTGGTGAAACCACTGCTGCTTATGCAGGCCAATTCGTACTCGGTTCTGGAAGCTCGATCACTTTGACTTGGGCTGCAGTTCCGGGCGCCGTCGCTTACAACGTGTACTTCTCTGGTTCTGGTGCTTCAGCTGGTTCAGCTGCCGCATGGAACCAGATGGTGCTTGTAAACAAGGCGGTCATCAGCAAACTGTCGACCGGTTCTTATGTGGCACCTCCTGCAGACACGACCGTCAACGCCACTTATGGTATTGAAGGTCTGCTCAATTGGTGCGAGCTCGCAACCGTTTACACTAATGCGATCCCCTCCAAGCAAACCATCACGGATAATGCAGGAGCTGGTTTGACCACCGGCAACGGAGGTATCACGCAATATGATACCGTCCTCTCAAGTCTGTGGACCAACTGGCACACCGCCCCAAGCTTGATGGTGATGAGCCCGAACATGAACGCAAGTTTGGTCGGAAAGCTCCAGACGCTTGGTTCGGGTAACTTCTATCGCATCGATGTTGGTGCGGAACGCAATCAGGTCAACGGTGGTTTGATGGTAAGTGGGTACGTGAACAAGTTCGCCCCATTTGCGGACGGAACCCCACGTATGATCGACATCATTCCTCACCCGTACATGCCGGATGGCACCGTGCTCTTCATCAGCGAGACCATTCCCTATCCTATGGGCAATGAATCACGCGGGTTTGTACGTGACGTGCTCCTTCCGTACACCTACTTCCCACTGCCCTCACAGGCTGGTGGTGTGAACCAAACAACCTACAACTTCGCAATCACCACCTCTGAAACTGTGGAATGCTTCAACCCAGGCCCACAGGCGGCTTTGGTAGGTGTGGACTACACTCTGTAGGAACTATGGAATTCAATGTCAGGCTGGTGGATGACGGCAATCTAGCTAAAGGACTTGCACGCGCAGACGAGCTGTTTGCACCCTTTGCCAGTAAAGCCATTGCCATCAGCCTGACAGCTATTGAGGCACAGGATGCTCCGTACCCGCCGCAGCCCGACAGAAACAGGGCAAAGACATTCAACACTTATGTCAGAGGCCAGGGCAATTACCCAAAATCGGCATTCGTGGCCGACACCAAAGAACCGGGCGGGTTTGCAATAAAAGCCAAGATGGCTGGTAAGGTTAGAATGACCAGTCAGGATATGAAGAGTAAGTTCAAGACCGCAGTAAAAACAAGCGGCGGAACAGTGCAAGGCGAACTTACGAACAGCGCGACCTACTCCGGTTACGTACTGGGTTCAAAAGAACAAGATCCAAAGCAGGCCAGCTTCCACGCCGAGACTGGTTGGGTAAGCAAAGAGGATGCCATTGAGGCAGCGATACCGGAGATTGAATCAGCATATGAGCAGGCGGTAAAGGATTTCTTGACCGCTTTAGTAGGTAGATAAAAGGCAGGTGTAACATCGACTACACTGATATCTCCACGGTGAAACAGGAAATGCACATCGTTAGCGGTTCTTCTGTTGACGATGGGTTGCTTGCTACACTGATTACTGCTGCCTCCCGGGCGTGGGACAGAAAGTGCGCCGGCGTTGCAGATGCCATTGATTATTTCGCGTCTGCTTCCGTTGTCAATGAACTTCTGGTCGGTCAAATCGATTACGAAGGTCAACGCATTATCTGTTACCCCCATAAGCCGATTATTAATTCAGTGCAATCTTTCGGCTATCAAGCTGATATTGTCAGCACTCTTTACACTGTGGATCCATCACGGGTGGAGGCATACGGGCCAAAAGTAACCGCATACCCAACGAATATGGCCCTGGACTTCCCCTCCTCGTGCAAAGTTGTTCTTAGTTACACTGGCGGGGTTGGAGCGACACTTAACGACCTCCCAGATGATTTGGTCGAGGCGGTAACCATTCTGGCTATCCGCTTCTACCGGGAAGCAGAAAGCGGTCTGACCGACCAGATCGGCATTGCCGATTCAGGCGGTCAGTACGTTTACACCAAAGCCTGGCCGGTTCGAGTCAAGGAACTGGCCGAGGTTTACAAGCGTAAAGTCGGATGGCGCCATAGCGCGTAATAATATGACCGCAGAAGTGAACAACGTCCTGAAACAACTGGCAGTGATTCAACGGGAGATTTTGAACCCGCTGAATAATCTTCCAATTGTCGCCTATGACACCGTTCCTTATGTGATAAACGCCGCAGACATGCCCCTCTTCGTGAACTTTCCCGGCCCGCTGGTGAGAAACGATGTGATCAGCTCTGACGATCGAGGCCGCGATTTTAACGAGGTGCGCACTTATACCATGAACCTTTATTACGCCCCTTATGCTTCTGGTGTAGAAGGAGAAAAGACCGCCCTTATGGTTCCGTTCTTTTCTCTGGTTTATAACAAATTTGGTCAATATCCCCATCTCAAACAATTGGGTGGGGTTTTGGATGCAAAGCTGGTCGGCGACAGTGGTACGACAACTCTGACGTTTATCGGCCAGCAAGATTTCGCAATCAAGTTTTCCCTGCAGGTGGTCTCAAAAGTTCGCAGGCTGCTCGACAGTAGAGAATAGGAGAAAATACTATGGCTGCACCTAGTAAAATAAGGTCTACCGCTGGGTTTCGTAATCTAGAACTTTACGAACTGAACGCCTCCGGCTATCCTATCGGCCTGCAGACCCTGCAGGCACAAACCCCCTATACGGTTTCGGGGTCTGTTGTCAATTCAGGATCGACCGTGGCGGTTCCTGCTGGGACTGCTGTGTCTGGTTCTAATGGCTATTATGGCATCTGGGCCTCTGGGGGAAAGGTCTTGACGATAAATGACCCCGTACCACGGGTCTTGCCCCATGTCGGAGATGATGGTGTGATCTCCCTGCAGGTACTTCCTGCTCA